ACAGTCCCGATGGAACTAACTGAAGCTGCTTCCTCCATAGAGAGTTCTCCATCACCGTCTTTGTCCCAATTCTCTATGCAGATACGCTTCACCTCTGGGTCCTCGAACCTTATCCACCATTTTGCGATGTTCAGCTTAAGTTTTGGATAGTGGGTCATCAAAGCATCGTAGGTGTCACGATACGCACCTGTGGTGAGGTTGATTGTACCATCTAAGACGGGATATGGGTCGTTGCCGTATTGTCCTTCAGCATCTATGCCTTGGTAGGTGCCGTCTACCAGCTGGGAGAGTTTATCGAAGGCTCGCCCGTCCGTGAACGTCTCATTGAATCCGACACAGCGCACGTAGCGAAGAGCGTGAGGAGTTTGCCCAACTTGTGCGTCCATGATATCGATTAGTTTCTTCACGGGCTGGAGATTGTCGCAACCGCTTACAAAGTAGCTCATAACGTTAGGTGCGCACGCTTCTGTATTGCAGTGTTCGTTGGTGAGATTATCGAGGTTCTTCAGCTCTACATACGACGTGGTGGCTGGATAATCCACCTCTTCCAGCGCACCACCATCAGCGAAGTGAGCTTCTGTGAGCGAGGAACCACCAGCAAGAAACTTACGCAAGCGGAAGTTACCACGCATATCGAGCGCACCTCCGAGGGTAGATATGTTCTGAATATCTATCTGTTCTAACGACGTAGTATTGCCGAGCGTGAGCGAAGAGATAAGTATCTTCACGTTCTGTTCGTTCTCATCGCCGAGCTTCATTCGCTTGAGTCGCTTGCCTATGATAGACAACGCACCGTTGATTACATACGATGACCAATCGCCTATATCGAGCAGGTAATCGGCTGATTTGACCGAGAGCTGCTGATCCGAAGTACCGTTAATATCTACTACTATCTCACATGCCTTACCAGCGTCTGTGCGAGCTCCACGCATAACTGTTGTACCGTATGCAATAGTTGGATACAGTTTCATAGCAGGAGTCAGGCGCAGAACTATCGAGTTCGTTGTAGCGTCAGCCTGTGCCGATGTACGTACGGTGATTGCTCCTTCAGCCGTCTTTGCGTCGTAATCGCCGAAGCTGTATTTGCTCTGTAGATATTGAATGCGCTTCTTCACCCACGCTACTTCTGGCGACTGTCCATCGCCGAGCGACTGCCCCAGCGGGTCGGTATCGTTGGTGTACTTGCCCTGCAGCATGGCAAGTTTCATCTGCTCGTAGAGCTTTCCGTCCTCGTTATAGAGCATAGAAGAGAAGTTGTCTATCACGCGGAAGAAGTACTTCTGGAAGAATGCAAACAACTTCTGCTGATGCGTTCCCTTCTGTAGTCCGCCCAGTTCCTCCATCTTTGCCAGCATTCTGCGCATCATCTGCGCACGCTCTTCAGGATATGCCTGCTCCATGAGATTCCATAGGACCGACTTTTCGCCGTTCCATACTGGCGTGCCGTCAGCGTAGGTGTCGTGGTACTCCACCCAATAAGGTTTCTTCATCAAACCTTGGTTAATTACTGTGAAGATAGTATCGACGTCGTCTTGACGCCATTTCCATTTGCTCTGTGCCATATTTATGTATCTTTTTTGTGGGTTGTTATGACTGGCTTTTCTGACACATACGTATCAGCGTTGCGACACATACGTGTCAGCGTCGTGATACATACGAGTCAGAAGCGCGATACACATGTGTCAGAATTGCGAATCATATCACTCATTATTTATCTCTCTCCGAATGAATAAGGGTAAGTGTTCTTTGCGCAGTTGTCGGTAGCCGCTACTGCCTCGATGAACAGTTGATGGTAAAGCGTGTCGCTGATATCCCAGAACTCCGTCTGTTCAGCTCGCAGCTTCTGTATGCGTGCAGCCTTGAAGAGGTTGTTCAGGCGATTAGCGTCTGTGGCAGCGTTGAATACTTCAGCTGTTAGTCCGTACTTATCTCCCACCAGCTGCTGACGAAGATTAACGACCGTTGCGCCACTGTCGAGTGTAGATGGGCAGAACCGTTTGTACAAGCTATCGTAATAGTACAGGTTATACTGGTTCTGGTCGCCCTGCTTCGCTATCCAATACTCAATGTGAGTGGAGTGCGGATCGGCGTTCAGCTCGTCGAGCGTTCCGTTGAATGGTGCGATGAACGTGTTGCACTGATAGATGATGTTGTAGGCAGGAATATACTGCTCGATGAGTTCCTCTGCTCTCTGACGTGCTTCGTCCACAGTTGTTGCCTTATCGTCTGCAGGGAGGTCGGCAAAGTCTAAGTCCCAACAGTTCTCCCACGACAGCTCACTCACCTGGTACTGATAGGCTTCCTCCTCTGTGTTGTAACGAATTCGGCGTTTGTCCCAAGGCACCTGAAAGAGTGTCAGACGTGGCGAGTTGTCCGAGCCTTCAATAGAAAGCAGGCTGGGGAATAAGTCCTTATCGTATCCGAAGGTAGCTGCATCGCCCTTGTCAGGTCCAAGAGTGAACAATCCGCAGAACTTGTATGTAACCGTTCCATCGTCTGCCGTCTGCTTCTCGAAACCTACGAATGTCTCCTGGTAGATAGATACTCTGGCTTCCGCACTCTGCTCAATGCCCTCGTTGGTTAGTCCACATGCCTTCCACAGATCGGTGAATGAATTGACACCGCCTAACTTGTGATACTGCATGGAAGAAGCAATGTTCTTCTTCGCTGTCAGCTTCGATATCTTCGGCAGATTCTTGAATAACTCGAACTTCTTCTGTGCCGTCTGTCCGTCCTCGTATATGATGGTCGTGTCTTTAGCCACCTTCGCCTTCCAGTTCCAGAGGTAATAGAGCATTGACGAAGTACCTTGCCCCTGCAGCTGAAGGTTAGTAATTGTGAGGCGGTTAAGGTTGGTATTGCCGTCCTTCGGATATATCTCGAGCGTGCCCTTTGGGCGATACGACTTGCCGTACTCATACGCTGGCATAGGCTTATCGAAGGTGAATACGTTCACTTTTCCACGCACCTTATCGAAGTCTACCGTAGTTCCGAGCGTGTCGTATATGTCGTTGTCCAGCTTTTCAGCACTCTTCTCGCCAACCGTTGCAAGCGCATTGATGTAGTCCTGATGCACGTTGGCAGCGTCCATCGCACTGTCGTAAATTCGCACTGAATAGAGATCAACGTCCGCCTTATCCGAGCCTACGACGATCTGACCACCGTCTGCCGTCTGCATGCTATCCGTAAGCAGATAAGCGAACTTACGCGCCTCGATGCCGTCAATGTAGAGATAGACAAGGTTAAGGTAGTAGGTATTTCCGTTCAGCACGTAAGTATACTTCTTCGGCGAGATAACCAGTGCCAGGCGAATGCGTACGCCATCGTCCATCTGCATAGCCTGCACGTCGGCGTTGTGCTCGCTACGAGTGGCGAACATCAGGCTCGATGCACGCACCTTCAGCCCGATATACTGCTTCTGGTAAGGTACGGCAATGGAGATGCATTCCGCGTCATAGTCGGACGTATTGTTTACCTGATAGTCAATCTCAATAGTCTTTCCCGATTGGGCTGCTTCCGTACTGAAGGGCTTGTAATCGATAGTGAGACGAGAGCCTGCAGTAAGGCGCAACGTGCGTGCACCAGCTTCGTCAGTAACCCAACCATCGCGTGAGAAAGAGACGCCTTGCCATTCAGCCCCAACTCGCTCAGCCGTTATCAGGTTCTTAATCACGGCATGGTCGGTGTCGGTATTATTGCGATTCTTCGCGTTGAAATAGAACACAGCTCCAGCAGTAGCGGAATAGCCTTGCGAGTTATCTACGGGGAATGGGATTGCATCACGCAAGCGGACCTCGTCAGTTGGGTGAGAGCGGAATCCGATTAACGCCGTAAAGTCGGAGTTATCCAGCGTCTCCACCTCGAGCGACAGGGTATATTGCATCTTGGTTTGCGTCAGCGTGTTCTCTGACACATTCTCCTGAAGCACCTCGTTATCCTTCTTCATCAGGATTGACAGTGGCGTTGTAACTGCCTTGCCGTCGTATACTGCGTACTCCAGCACCTTGTTTTCGTACCAGTTCAGCAGCTTCTCTGCCTTGTTGTTTACCACCACCATCTTCACTGCATCGTTGTTAGCGACAGCCATGAAGTCGTATCCTACAGGCGTAGTTTGTACGGTATTGTCTTCGTTGGAAAGCCACGCAGAGAGGTGGAATATGCCAGTCTTGTTAGTGAAAGGCACGGTGTAAGCCACTGGCGATGATGTGTAAGTAGCTGTGCCAAACTGGCGTTCGTAAGTCTGCTCGTAGCCTTCACCCGTAATCTTCACATGCAGCGTCTTGCTGATATTGCCACTAATGTAACACGGAAGCACGATGTCGCCTTGGTATGCCTTCCACCAATTGAACTCGGATATTGAGAGGAAGAGGGCAGAAAGCGTAACAGAATAGACGAGTGCAGGGGAGGTTTGCCCCGTTACCTCGCCCGTAATCTTCACCATGATGTTATTCTGTCCACTCTCCAGGAAGCGGAATACGTCAACTGTGGTTACGGTGTTAGACTGGCAGCGTCCACGAGCCTTCGAAATGAAAGTACCGTCTCCAGCTTTTGCGAATATCTCGTATGTACCCCATTCACCCGTGTCCTGATACTCTGTCTGCCCAACGTCTTTCGTCCGCGAGATGAACATGAACTTAATTGGGCACTCGCCTGCCGACTTCGACGCAGATAGTGTAGTAGACTCCGACTGGTTTATAGCACGAAGATAATACAGAATAGACTGCTGCTGACCACCGCCTTGCCCGATGCCGAGTTCCGAGAGTTTCATCGGCACCCACTGATCTCCACCCCAGACGAGCACACAAGTCTCCGAGGTGAGATCATCAGCCTCACTGTTCACGTTCTGCAACTGACCGAGCGTCGGGCGGTTCTTAACAACGACCTGCTTGATGCGTTCTTCAGATGTATTCTGCGCGTCAACCAGCTCGTTCACCTTCTCGGGCAGTTTGTTGAATTCGTCAGCCGTCAGCCGACCACCTGTCTGTTTAAGCTCTAAGTATAACTTCTCTATCGCCATATTATGATAGTTTGAATGGGAATGTGTATGTAAATGCGTTGTTGCCTTCTATCTCCACGCCATGTGCAAGAGATAGTGCGTGGCAGATGATGTCCTGAAGCAGCTTGGGATGAGCTGGCGCAAAGCCCTGCCCAGTAGCATCCTCGATGCCACGGACAGAAGCCTGCGCGAAACGGCCATCAGTCGTACGGCTCTCAGTAATATGCAGCTTAATGTGCTTCATTCACTTAAGATGTTAAAATTAATGCCCCTCATGCTCCTCCCGTGAGGCTTCAGGTAGTGGGTGAAGCGATATGCTATTCTGATACATATGTGTCAAACTCGTGCTGCTCATTGACGAGGATAATTACGCAATAGAGCACCAGGTACAGGCTGTGGGCTGCCGTCATTTTTGCAGTAAGAATGAAGACCTCCATTCACCTTGAAGTAGACCACCTTGAAGTCTATTGCAGTTCCTCCCACATAGTGAGTAAGTCCGATAGAATAGATATGCCCGTTGTGACGCTCATCAGGAAGCACTCCGTCGTACTCAGCATATACGCCTGTCAGATTCTCGTCTGTATACCATCCATCAGGGATGTTCTTGGAATTGAGACTCTCTTCAGCGAAGACCTTATTATCCTTATCCCCGTCACTTCCGTACGTGCCCGTCTTAGAATTATATGCCGCATGGAATTCATGATACAGCGTACCCTCCTTCGTGTGCGGATAGATAGCGGAGAGCGTAGCATCAGTTACGTCAACGAGCTTCTTCTTTATCCACGATGCAGGACGTACGGAATCCGTTAGTTCTTTCATGCCCGTATAGCCCAGGTCATACATCGGACTGCCTTCAGGATTATAGAAGATGAAGTGAGGCATCCCCTTATCATCCACCGTGATCTCCATGCCCTTGCGCTGATTTGTCGCATAGACGATGAACGTGTTACTGTGGATATCGAATGATACACCATTGGGCGAAGGCAACGTATGCAGGTGTCGCGCCCAGATCTCATCCACATTGAGGAACTCCACATTCAGCTTATTCCCCTCCGTGAAGAAGGGCACGCTGCCCGTTGTCGTGCGCACCTTGAAACGGTCTGCAACGATATCGAACGAACTTTTCTCCCCGTCCAGGTGCATTCCAACCTTTTCGAGCCCCGTGCGAATATCCGTCACCGTAGCACTGATAGTCTTGCCTTCCACTGTCAATTGTGCCTCGAATGTCTTCGTTGTATATTCCTGTGCTGAAGCCCAATCCTCAATATTAAACTCCTCATCCTTACCACGTGACCTCACGCATACAAGCAAATCATTCCTATATTTGTCGCCACACGTAGCGTTAGACCACTGGTCTCCCTTATCGTAAGGCGTAGTAGGTTGCTCCTGAACGAATACCCTTCGCTTCCCGTCCGCCGTATCCTGTGCCCGTTGTGCAGCCTCGAGCGATTTCAGCACATCGGCATCCGTAATCTCGTGCCACGAGTAAGATCCGTCAGGATTCTTCTCGTACGAGTAAGCTCTACCACCCCCCGTCTGGGCGTAACTCCTATTGTAATAGATATCATGCAAGTGCATTTCCCGTGTCGCATCATCCGTCCAATCATTCGCAGGCTCACTCTCCACGCTCGGGACAGAGTCGCCAAACCATATCACCAGCTGCTTATCCGCCTGCTGCTGCACGGCGTCGAGACGTCCTTGCATCGACTCCAAGAAGTCCTGCAGACGGATATACTCGCCACGATTAGCCGGGTTCTCGACACGTATCTCGAAGTTCTGCTTATCGAAAAGGAATATCGGACGAGGAAGTGTGAACGAGTTGATACCACGGATGATCTTAAAGTATGGAGAGCCTGTACCTGCTGCTGACTGGATGATAGCACTCTGTCTGTCCTTTTTCGTCTTATTGCCCAGCTGCACTACTTCATCGCCAGTCATCGGTTCGTCACTTCCGCTGGCGTAGTCATCCGCATTCGTATTGTCTGCTATATCCACATAATCTGGACCTATAGAAATAACTCTGCGATGCCAGTAGTGGTTAGAAGATTGCCCTGCTGAATTGATAAGATTGAACGTCTCGCACAGTGCGAAGTCATCCACTTCCATGGAGTTGTAGATCTTCCTCCCGTCAGCATCCTGCTGTAAGAAGTAGCAACGCCATCCGCCCGTTACACGCTCCTTTCTCGCAATAACGAAGCCACCAGCCGAGTTCACTACCTTACCCTTGATGTGTGAAGTATTCATGATCTCAACCTGATCAGCCGTGAACTTCTTCGTAGCATGGATGTACTCGGCGTCGATGTGCCAGTTCCCATTGCCATCAGGATAGATAGTTGCTCCAGGGTCTCCTTGTGTAGATGCGCCGAAAGCTATCCCCTTCATGAATGTCATTAGGGCTAAGACTACGGAATCTCTGTCAGTACGGGCGATCTTATCCCAGTCCGCACTCTTCGGATCAAGAGAGCGCGCAGCCACCGCCTCGTCAGCAACACCTGCAGATATCTTCTGTGCGTCGAGCGTAAGGTAATTGCCTATGCGACTCAAAGCCTGCAATACCGACATGTTATCATGATGATGCCCGAAGGCTCCGTCATTCTTATAGTTCGCTTTAACCTCCTGTGAGAACCACGCAAGCAGCGCATCAGCTGACGTGATATTCCATTTATCAGAGTAGGGACTCTGCACTGGAAATAACGCCCCACCACTCAGTGACAGTCGTTCCAGCTCAACTAAGCGTGGGGCGATGGTAAAAGAGCCTATATCTGGTATCTTGATATCAAGCGTGTCGGGTGCTGCTTCCTCTGAACGAGTGACATTAAGGTATGGGCGTGCATCCGCATATCGATACGTGAAAGTATAAGATGAAGGAAGCTCTGATGTTTTCCATGACACGTCACTATCCGTAACAACGATACGACGCACATGATTACGAGTATAGATATATTTCCCTAATGACGGAAAGAAGTCCAGTAACCATTTGCGCTCCGAAATGGATAGGAGCCCCGTGTTCTTCTTGTATTCACGGATAGTATCCACACGATACTCTTCGGAGTCATCCTCTACTTCAACAATGTTGTGCGTATGTCGAGCGGTGTTTTCAGACTCCCCGTAGGCGCGGAATGTATCTATTCCGCCCAGCGAGTTCTCGAAGAGCATCCACTCTTCCTGCTCGCTTCGGATGTCAGATGCGTAATAGCGCTGGATGTATGTCAATCGAGTGCCTGACGTATCTTCCACCCATACGTCGTAGTAAGAAGGCATCTTGCCCGTCTTACCTGCTATGATAGCATACTGAAGGGGAATAGTCCAGACTGTATCCTTACCAAGGTTAGCAAGCGTCAACACATTCTCAACGTACTGATTATTGTCCTCTATGTAGGCCTTGCACTTCACGATAGCATCCTCAACAGCATAGTACGTCAGAAACTCTGGAGTGTAATAGGTAACAGGCTTGACAGTAGGCTGCCACGTAAGGAAGTTAGCCTTCAACCAAGCTGAAGCAGTATCAGCGAAGTTGTCAATACCAGCACGGATGCCTGTAAAGGTCCAGGTCTCTGTCGTTGTAGTCTTTGCCTCCTTTATCTCCACCTTAAACTGGCGAGCAATATTTACCTGACGATAGGGTGTCGAAATGTCTTGCACCTGAAAGGATAAAAGAGGAGTGATGATCTTCTCCACATCAATTTCAACCAACCCTGCCTTGTTCGGACTATAGGAATGTTGAACTACTATCTGATTAGTATCTGCATACATCAGTACGAATGTGACGTCATTCGCAGCAGAGATAATGAAGTGATTCATCGAGCCTGTCAGGCTGAGTGAATCGGGTTTACGTAGAATATCCATTAGCGTTAATCTTTAGGGCAAAGATATACATAGATTATGACAAGGAAAAGGACAGTGCTATCTACTTAGGAACACACTCCAACCACACTTCGGTCTTGGTGTATTTATACTTCGCAGAGCGGAAAGCCGTGCGGTGTTGAGTCTTCTGTTCCGTATATGAAGTCTGCTTCCCGTAGGGTTTCCCAACATACTCTACAGATGGAAGAGGAGGGTATATCGTGACGAAAGTCCTACCTTTGTCGAGCCCAGAACTATTGTATTCATCCCAACCGACCTCTGTAACTCTTTCGCGTCCCACCCATTTATACTGGGCATCCATCGCCTTCAGCTGTCCATTAATAGTCGGTGCTTCGTTGATAGGCTCCATGAGTGTAACTGTATACAATTCGGACTCGACAGGTTCAGTCTTCCCACCCAAAGTAAACTTGAGCTTATTGAATAAGAATGGAACTCCTCGAATAACGACCTTAGCATATGAGGGTAGGTTCTGCTTCTGAGACTGTGATAACAGTAGCTTCACCTTTGTTTCATGAAGAGAATTACGCAGCAACAAATCGTAATCACGATAGAAGCGTTCGAATATTCCATACATACCATTATAATATAAGGCGTAATCAAAGATACGTGGGTGTGTACTATCGTAAAGATCATAAGCAGAGATCGAACCCTCTGGACGTCCTGAAGAGAGATAGTTGAAGGCAAACATTGTTTTCTGCTTACTTGCAGATTCAGAAGTTTCCTCCTTATCTTTCCCCGTAATAACCATCTTTGAATTGAGCGACTTATACGCTCCGATGTACAGGAACTGCCCTATATCATACGTAAACTCAGCTTCGTCAACCGTGCCCTTATACGATAGTGTTCTGAACTCAGGTATAACCTCTGGCACTTTAATTTCCTTTGCTTCGAGCTTATCACCTGTGTTGTAATCCTGAGAAGCTTCTCCAATTTTCGTTAGAACCTCGTAGTTCCCAGACCATCCAAGCTTATAGAACGCTCCATCCTCCTGATTGAAGTAAGCCCCTGGATTTGACTTTACCATTCCGTCGAAATCATCAAAAGTGTCGGATAGGTCTGTATCAACTTTCTCCGCTGGAGACAATGTAACTCGCTTGTAATCCTTTTCAGACTTATAAGACAGGGTAGGCTCTTGAGTTACTTGACGTGTTAGGTCTTCTTCTGGAGCTGCATTCAACGCATCACGTAAGAAGATAACATCAGCAGTGCGCTTACCTTCGTCAGATGTAAATTCGCAGCAGAACTTCTTGCGGAATGCTGCAATAAAGTCTGCACAAGAGCAATCAGGTACAAGATCTGCTATCTTGATCCGACCATTAACAAGTACATCCATAACGTTGTTCACTACTACCATCTTACGGAAAGGGTCTGTGCGTGTGAAGAAGTTGTCTTGCAGGGTGTATCCGAAGTGGGCAAAAACGCGCTTTAGCAGGTAGTTCGCTCGGATGAATGGAGAGATGTAGTAACCTGGTGTCAACGTGATAGGAATATTATCAACATACTCTATTCGCTGAACAGCATTATAGAAATCGCAATTAGCTTCAGCTATATCAGGATTGAATGCTTGAGCTGCAGGGAATTGAAAATCCCACCAAGGATATATCTTACTCCACTTCAAGACTTGGTCTCTTCCATACGCATTCAGAACTTTGTAATTAAGCCCTGACTTCACCCCTGAATCGTCAGTAAGCAAGACTGGGAAGATTCCATATTCATCACTCTCATTAGTGCGCAATCGACGGCAAAATTCAATACCTTCTTCGACATTATTGACTCCAGGAATGAACTCGTCTTTAAAAATATCTTTCAACTTTACATTCTGGATCCTGGAGTAGAAAGATCCGTCATTCATGTAGAAAGAGGTAGAGATACTTCCTTCATATTGCGCTGACAGTACTACCTGTCGACATTGTGAGAAGTATTCTCCATCCTGAATAGCAACGTCAGTAGGTTGCATTTTTACTCGTCGTCCAAAAGAATCAGGGAACCCCAGTAGTCTACGATTACGTTCAGAAGCTGGTAGTTCGAGTGGGGTTGATTGTTCGCCATAGTCATTGAAGAATGGATTTGTACGTTCTACCTGTATCTGTGTATCAGGCTTGAGGTTATAATCCTCGCCCTTTTCTAAGTTCGTTATCTTCATATATATAATAAGGTGTTAGTTCTACTTGCTTCCAAATCTCCGAGCTTTATCTTGCAGCTGCTGCTTCTGTTCTATTTCATTAAGAGAGACAGATGCAGGGATGCCCTCTACAGACAGACGATCGAGCACGTCAGTCAACCTTTCGATGAGCGTATCCTTATAGGAGTCTTTAACCACACCACGCACGTCATTAACTGTTGGTGTGACGAATCCACCAGAGGCACGGCCTTGCGCCTGCTGGATGAGAAACTTATTCATGTCGAGTGTGCGAATAGTTCCTGCACGCTGTGCACGGTCGATGATGTCAATGAATGGAGCTATTGTCGGGTTCTCAACAGCAGCATTCGAAGCGACCCATTCTTTACTATGCCCGTATCCGCCCTCTCCTACGATGACGGTAGGTTTATCGATGAACCCACGTTTGTCAGGGTTGTAGTCAGCACGGAACATCTTTCCATCCTGCTTGCGCTCTACATCGATACTACCTCCTGATTCAAGACCAGTGGCAACACGTGCACCTGAAGCAGAGGCAGAACCACCTGCTCCGCTTAGCGTCATTCGCTTCACCTTATTGCGCTCAGCAAGTGCTGCTGCAAGCTGTGCTGCGCCCGTGATACCCATCAAGGCAGCAGCAGGAATACCCGCAGGGAAACCCAATTCAGAGAATGTCTTAGCGATTGCAGAAGCAGTTGAAGCGATGATTTGTGCTGCTTGAATTGCGAAGTTAACATCCGCATACTTTTTCTGAATCTTCAGCTTTTCGTCAGCTTTCTTCTTCTCAAGCTCTGTAGTATCTTTACCTGCATTCTTCGCAGCTTCGATCTCAGCATCATACTTCGCATCGACGTTCGCAATTTCTGCTTGCTGCAAGGCCTGTACTGCTCCACTGGTAAGATTAGAATAATAGTCGAATGCCTCCTTCATCTTGGCGATCTTCATATTCTTCACCGCCTCTTCATACTCTTCTTCAGATATCTCCTTGTTCTGAAGGTGCATCTTTAACTGGTCCAATTCAGCGTTGTATAACTCCTGCTGGGTAACGAGTCCATACTGCTGACGTATCTGAAGGCGGTGCTCTTCTGCCTGCTGATCAAGAAGCGTAAGAGCCTGTTGACGTTCTTGTTCACTCAGCAGAGTGTCACTCTCTATCTTCTTACGACGTGCGGCATATTGATCTTCGAAAGTATCAAGTCCGTATTCCTGTCGTGCTTGTGCCTTCTGTTCTTCAGCTTTCTTCGCATAATCAACGATGATTGCCGCCTTAGCAGCTTCGTATGCATCAGTGACCTCCTTCTCACGCTCTCCATTATCCTTTGCTCGCTGTAAGGCTGCCTTATAATATCCATCCAGGAGGAGCAGCTTCGCATCACATTCTTGCTGAAGGGTCTGGGGTTTAGATGGAGCTGTCTGTTGTATCTGATCCAAGGACTCATAATACTCTTTTTCTGCCTCAATATAAGCAGTGTTCGCTGCTTGCTGCTGGTCAGCGACGGCCTTAACTTGCCCTTCGTGTAACGCTTTCTTCTTCGCAGCATCCTTGAAGACCATATTCTCTGAGCGTTGCAAGTAAGTCTTCTCGATGCCGAGTAGTTTATTCTGATGCTGAATATTGAGAGCTGCAACGTATGCACTGTACTGCTCCTGTGTGAGGGTCTTCTTAGCAAGTGCTTCCTTCAATGCATTCAGACTCTTATCGTAGCTTCGCTTCTCTGCGTCGAGGTCTTGTGCGCGATCGTGAGCAAACAACTTGCTCGCTACATCGTCAGGGTCAGTGGTTTTTTTCTTCTTTTCTTTCTTCTTCTTAGGATCTTTTACTCCATTCTCTATCGTACGGTGCTTTTCTTCTTTTAAGTTCGGATTACTCGAATGGGTCTTCACATCTGGAGTAACGTCGACAGAGATACGTGCAACCTTCTTTTTTCCTACTGTATTATTTATAGCATCGACGAAGTTATTACGAACGTTCGCAGCCATCTTCTTTGCATCCTGACCTATCTCCGTCCACGCGTCCTTATAAGCGTCCCAAAGTCCCTTTATTCCTACAGAGATCTTATCAACATCGAATGAAAATGCACCCTCAATCACCTTTGCCCATGCTTTCGCCATTCGACCCATTCCTTTGAATCCATCAATGACAAGGTTGACTCCAAATTTGAATACCTCCCACGTGTTCTTGAAGGTGTTTTTAACATGTTCAATTCCGATACGGAATATCTTGGACTCATTGTAGAGGTCGATAAAGTAGTTTATGATCTTAACAGAGTAATCGATAATCTTTGACAAGGCCTTAACTCCGAAAATCTTAGCTTTCATCGTAAGCTCGTCAAATCCGTTTTCGCCAAGGCCGAAGAACTTAGACATCTTTTCGTTAAGTTCTGCTTGGGCTTCAACTTCCTCACGCTGCAACTCACCATACTCTCCTGTCACACCCTTCAGTTCATCCATATTAGTAGACATGTCAGCTAAGGTCTTTACAAGCTTCAGACCTTCGTTGCTGGCGGTCTTTCCAAAGACAGCCTTCATGACTTGACCAACCTGCATGGAGTTTTCAGGCAACTCCTTAATTTTGCCTGATATCATCTTAATAGCCTCTAAGATGGAGGTCTTTCCTGATATAAGGTCTGCTTCAAGCTGCTTACTTGAGATACCGATAGAGTTTAGTGCACCCTGTGTTGCAGTCGACATCGTGCGAATACGATTCGTGGCGGTCTGAATCAACCCCATACCAGCCTCGTTGAAGATACCTGAACGTGTCTGTGTGATGCTTGCAACGAGGTCTTTGACAGCCCCTCCTGCATCACTGAAGGCAGGTCCGTATTGTTGGATCTGACTGAGGAATGTTCCATTAAGATCAGCACCAGCCTGCAAGCCGTCCTCAATAGCATTAATAGCTTCGGATATAGAGATTCCAAACTGATTAGTAAGCAATTCTACAGTTCCAAGAACATCCTTATAGTCTTTCCCAAACTGCTTAGCGAGGGCTGAAATCTGACTCTGCGAATGAACAAGTTCGTCGCCTTGTATGTTAAAGAACTCACGGGTTAGACGCTGCGCTTCTTCAACTTCCATGTTGTAATTGTAGAACCACTTAGCTCCTTCAACGACTGCCGATATGGAAGCGACAGCAGCTGTTGCAACTCCTACGAGCTTTGTCCATCCTCCAGAGATAGAGGAGAACATGCCTTCGAACTTACCCATGATACCCGTAGACTCTTTACCCATAGACTCGCCCAGCCCAGAGGCATCACGACGCAGTTCTGACATTCGACCAGTCACACTACGAAGCTGTGAAGCTAATTGTTCATACTCTTTAGGATTCGCAGCCTTAGAAGTGTTGTTAAGTGCAGTCTGAAGTTCACGAGCCTGCTTCTTAAGCTGCGACATCGTCATGACGTTAATATCCATTGCAGCGCGAAGACTACGCTGTTTCGCTTCATTAGTCTTTATCTGCGTACTAAGATTCTTAACTTCAGCTTGTAAGCGTTTGTACTCTGCTGACTCCTTTTTCCCTGCTGCTTCGAGGTCAAGCATTGCATTCTGTCGAGCCTTCATCTCCTTACTTAGGTCACGTGTAGCACGTTCAAGTTGACGCAGTTCCTGCTGTGCCTTGTCCGTTTTCGCATCGATAACCAATCCGATATGATCTTCCTTAATTTTGCTCATAACTATTTAATCTCGTTAGGTAATATATTATTAGAAAGGGCATCTTCCATTTGCTTTCTCCATGCTTCCCGTACTTCATTTGTGAAACCTGCTTGGATATCAGGGAAGGTCTCGTTGTACAGAACTCCCCAGACGACTCTATTATAGATAGCATACTTAGCACGCTGCTTTTTGGCTCGTTTAGAATTCAAGCCAGCACTTGGTAGACGATATTGCATATCGAGGAAACGGAGATAAGAGAGAACTCCTATGTAGACTGAGAATAGTCCATTTGAATTTTGAATAGAGAACGCACGGCGAGATAAGAACTTACGAAGTGTACCAGTACACTCCTTGAAGTAGCGATTAGCTACCTCCTCCTGTGTTTGAAAGATGATTCCAATGTCACGACGGAGGATATCTGAGATAAACTCATCTTTAACGAATTGATCTGTTACCATGCTACAAAGATAACACGAGCAATAGGAAGGGAAAAGGACAAAAAACGAAGGCAGCACGTCTCCCGACGTGCTGCCTTCTAAAAAAGCATTACTAAAAACATATTATACTTCACGAAACATCCACTTAAATTCTAAACCGTGTGCTCCAGGGCGGTTGCAAAAGTCGAATCCTGCTTGTCGGAGGGCTTCGAAAATTTGTGTTGGACTGACTTTTGCGGAAGGATCAACTTCTTTGATAGCGTCCACGACCTCGGCTGTAGAGAAGAAGTGAGTAGCCTCGGCTGGTGCCGAAGCTGGTCGATAGGTAGTTTGTAGAGCAGCAATATAGATGCTGATGTCTGTAATGGGCTGCTCGGGGTCATTGTTGTTCTTTGTCATTGTTGTGAAGATTTGGGAATTAATAATCTGTTATTTCGGAGGGGCTCTCTGGACAGAGGGCGTTGAGAGTTCTTAGATCGTCCTTGAGAACTCGGAGTGTTCGCAGCGTCTGGAAGACACCAGGACGTGGTTCTCCAGACTGATCAGCGAAGCATCCTGTATCATCGGAGAGAATGGTCGTTTCCAACTGCTCAAGCATGTTGAGGTGCATGAGAAACTTGCCGTCTGCGATCATTGCGTTAAGGGCAGCAATTGTATCCTGACTGACGAAACGGAGTGCCTGATCGATAGGTCGTTTCATTAAACACCTCCTTTCTTTATCTCTTCAGTTAGTCTCTTACAGAGATCCTCGCTGAAACCTTCCATCGAAAGTACCTCTTTGCATTGCAGTCGCAAGACAGCTTCTGTGAATTCATGAGTCGTATTGATATAGATATGGTCTTTATCAGCTTTGAGTAAATATCTACCCTTTGCCTTTGGGATAGAATTCAGTTCTGATTTTACTTCTTCAATAAACTTCTTCAGTGTAGGTTCGTCAGCCATAAGAGCTTGGTAACGACGCTCCATACACACAGCAACAGGTTCAAGGTACTTCGGGGTAGAAGAAGACTTGAAATAATAGTCAAAGAATATCATGCCTTGCCTCCTTTCTTTTCTGATTTATTCATACGATATACTAAGTAGCCTGCACAGATAGTTGAGACAACTGAAGTGATAGGCTGCTGCTCGATGGCTACAGCTGCCACAATCACGCACAAAGATACAAGGTTAACTCTAATTACCAAACGACGGGTAACCGAGAACTCACAGATACGGCTGTAAAAATCGCTCTTCGAGTCGAGCCAAAGATTAATAGACTTGATTTTGCGCTGTATCGTAGCACGTACGCCGATAGGCTGCTGTTCTTTTACAGAGCTCTCGAATTCGATTACTTGTTGCATATTGCACGATGTTTGACATTGCCTGAATCCGTCAGGTACGGATACAGAAAAAGCGGATACTCTTCCTGTCGTCAAACATCGTGTCTTACACCAACAAGGGCTAATTCACTGGAAGGCATCCGCCATATCTTCATTGCAGAGGTCTGCAAGTATGGGCATAAAAATAAGCCCATCGAAATTTAATAAGTTCGGGGCTCGAATTTCTTCTTGCCCTTATTTGTGTATTACTACACGACGTTTGACAATTGCAAAGATAGGAACTATTATCGTAATCGCCAAACAATAATGCAATTATTTTTGCGTCACGCAAAAAATTACCATTCATCTTTAGTTTCAACCTCGCGCTGATCAATAAATTTCTCAAGGCTGGATGAAAGTTCTGTGAAGACATTTTCGCAAAGAGGTTTACCATTCTTAAAGAAGTACTTGTATCCAGCCTTTCGATTAGCACCATCTATGCCTATTTCTTTTAGATCCTTCGGAAGAGAGTCTACGAGAACTCCCAAATTGTTGTCAAACATAGCCCTTCTGGAAGGATCATGTCGAAAGTCGCTCATTGTGAACTTCAGGCGTCCATCTTTAAATTGTACGTCGATAAGGTATCCGATATAACCTTCAAGAGCTGCATAAAGCATGTTTGTTGGGAATACTAATTTTCCTTTGCCCGTAATTTCTTTACCTGGATTGTCATCTTTCAACACAGCTTTGGAGTCTACATAGGTCCTGGCAAACCAGTTTTTTGTAGCATCATACAACTGTTGTGCTGTAAGTCCATCTTTCTGAATTATTTTAGTAAAAGTCAATGGTTTTTGTGCAAAACACACAATTGTGCTGAGAAGTAGCACAGAAGTAAAAAGGAATTTCTTCATATCCATTATATGGTTTTAGTTAATATTAGTCGCAAAGGTACAAAATATGAATAAAAAAGCAACAAAAAGTAAAAGGAAAAGCCTCTCGTATTACGAGAGGCTACAATGCACCCGTAGGCGACGGGAGACTTTTGTCTAAAGGTCAATGAGAACCTCGCCTAAATATTCTCAGCTACTCGACGGATTCGAGAAGATAGATCCATAAGCGCATTGCGCATCTGCTCTGCTTCCTGCTGGTTGAATCCACCCGCACCTCCATTGCCGTCAATACCATCCATCTTGTGGTAAAACCAAGAAGATGACTTTTGAAAGTACGTTCCAGCGAAATCACGCCATGAAACTGCCATAAGGATGTCTTGTACTTTTCTTTTCATATCTGTAACCACTACTGGTTTTGTCATTACTGTTTCCATATCTGTACGATGTTTAAGTTTTTATTTTTCTCTCCCCCTTAGTAAGGAGGAGAGGTTTGTTTTTTTTAATTGTATGGTGTTCGAACCATTGTATCGAAGAGTTGTTGTAAGTCCCACAAGAGCTCTGGATAACCATTTGGAAAAGAGCGGTTGTAATTTCTCATTCTTTCGAGGAGTTCCCGTTCTTCGGGTGTTACCTCCATCATTTCTTTTTTCTGTTTCATATACTCATTGTTTTCTTTTGACAATACAAAGGTACTACAAATATTTGTAGTATGCAAATATTTACTATAAAAAAACGTAGTAATATTAAATATTTAACATTTAAAAAGCCATGATGATTCTTGTATCACCATGGCAACAAAGTTCTAAGACTTTTTACACCTTAACGAAATTGATAACTATTGATAACCACTTCAAGCATCTCAGAAATGGAGACACCTTTTTTAATTGCTAATTGCGTTAAACGCTCCTTCGCTTGTTCGCTCACACGAGAGCTGAGCGGAACTTTGCCTAAAAACTTACGCCCAGCATTTGGACGTGCGCCACCTCTATTATCACTCATGTCGATTCCTTTTCGTTAAAAACTCTGCTGCCTTGCGCAATGAAGATGCAAGTTTTTCAGCAGGCATATTCTCCTCCTGAAGCTCTAATTTCCAGCGAGGATAATTCCTTCGATACAGATACTTCTTCAAACCATCCTCACTTATCTCATACCCATAGGTATGACGGAAACACTTGCTGCCGTGATGACGTGTAGCCCATCCGCCCATCTCGCCGACAATGTGAGCAAGTTCTTCAGCTGTAGCAGAACTATCCTCCAATAGCGTTACCTTCTGACTTTCATTAAACAGTCCGTCCTCGAATGTTATGACGATCTTGTTTTCCGTATCAGTCAGCACCCACCCATCGGGGCGAGTGCTACTCTTTTGCATTACATATTTGTTCATACCTTATAAATGTGTGTGGTATGCTATACCGTTGTTATAATTTACATTGAAACGTGAATCTGTCTTCTTGCACGTTAGTACTTCAAGATGTGGGGCTACTCTGTCATTGTAGCCTCTATGGGTAAAGAAAACTCTGCCATCTTCTATCTCCACCAAACCTTGACGGCAGCAGTTGCCACTGTTCACAACTTGTTCTGCGATCTCTCTATCAATGCCATTTTGATATTTATACATAAAAATGACTTATCCGTGATGTCGAGGGCTAATAATTCTTAGTTATTTATCTCGTAATTTTCTATCTCCACCCAATCGAAGAGAGGATACTCTTTCTTATTTTCGCTTATAACGATGTGTGCAGGCTTACCCTTTGAAAATTCTTCAAGCCATGATTTTAAAGTGCTTAAGTCGCTGCAAGCAATAGAAAGACAATCACCGCTACCGCTGATGCCTGTTTGATATATTGTACCTCTGAACTTATTTTTTGGACTGTGAATTGAATTTGTCATATTATTTGCCCGTCATGCCGATAGCGCAGCGTTTAGGTTATTATTTCTAATTTTGATTAGATATTGTTTTCCACAATAAACTTAGCAAGGTAGTAAGCCTGCTTTTCGCTCAACTTAGCAATACCGATAGTTGCCTTTGCAAGAGTGTTAATAAGAGAATCTATGAATTTATTTTCCGTGTGAACCTTATCGAGCGATGACATGTAAGAGTCAATTAGAGGGACATGACGATATTCGTTAACTCTCAATAGAGCCTGCTTTGTGCTTTCAATTCTATCAGCAACTGTTGGAATATACTTTTTAACCTTTGGGGTTGCTTTCAGGCTCTCGCCATTCTCGTCTGTGAGATTGAATGCCATTTCTTTTCTTACAGAACCATCTGAGTAAGTTACCTCAACATAGCCTGTAGACTTTGTTATAACCTTTGAAATTGTGCCTTCCTGGTTCTTTTTGTTAAAGACCTTTGTTCCGATGTTGATTTTAGATGTTCTCATATTGTTTACAGTTTTTACGGTGTGTCTCACCTTCTTTAATTGTACATTGCAAAGATACAAAGGATATTTGATATATGCAAGCGTTTTTCAAATTATTTTTGAAGAAAGTTTTTTTCTCAATACTTAACATAAAAGAGCCGTAACAGCTCGGAAACTGCTACGGCTACAAAGAAACGAGCCTCGTGTTTTATTTTTCAACGGTCACGAAACCGTTGCTAATTAGGTCGGCAAGGAAAGCATCAGGGCTGTTAGTGGAAACAAGGTAGCCCTCGAGTTCCTGTAAGCGGTGAGCAAAGCGCACCATATATTCTGCATCTGTGCCTTCGCTATCGAAGCGACTGCCTGTGCGAAGTTGGTGGAGGAAATCAGCTGGAGAGGTGGCGACGATTTTGTCGCCATCCTTCAGCCTGTAGGTTGTTAACATGCTGCTAATTTTTTAGTTCTCAATCTGAAGTATAACTTTTCGCTTTCGGTAAGGAAAGGAACGTTCTGCAGGATGGTGTTGTTTTGCACCTTGCCTTGCTTTGCAAAGGTAATCATTTTTGCGAGAAAATGAATCCAAGCAGACATCTTTGTGAAGTTTGTTGAACCTCCGTGCTGGCGGAACTCAACCGTGCGGTGGCGTACGTAAGCTTCGAGGTTAATCTTGTGATAGCGGTCGTAATCAAAAGCTGCTCTAAGCTCGCCAATATTAGAAGCTCGGTTGATAGTTGTTTCTGAAATAGTGGTAAGAGCCTGGCAGTAGCGGTTGTCGCGTCTGCTTTGTGGCATGAAGTTGTCGATTACCTTCTCAAGACGCTTGTAAGTAATTATAAGGTTCTTCCAAGTCTGAAGGTCGAATTCAGCAGCGTCCATGTGAACGTGAAGTCCGCAGGAGTCGTTAACCTTAGCGTTGCAGAGGTCGAGGACCCAGCAGACTTTTTCAAGTTCCTCAATTCCTTGCTCTCCGTGGAGGATTGGGCTAACAAGTTCGAAGGTGTCGTTACCCTGGAGGCTGCTGTCTGTCACCAGCTTCCAATGGTCAGCGTGGTCCGTGTGATTGTAGCCTTCAACCTGTACTCTGATGCCTGCTGCGTTAAGTTCTCTTGCAAGGCGTTCACGTGTGCAGTTGTAGGCTTCAATTTCGATACCGAAGTTTCGGTTGAATGTGTAGTCGAGTTGTGGAAGAACTGTCGCTGCTGCTTGTGCTGCGCCCTGTGCCATTCCCTGCATCATGCGCTTGTAGACGTTCTGCACGAATCCGTAGTTTCCGTTAGCTACAAGGTCTGCAACCTGTCTGCGTGTAAGTCCGAGGGTAAGGAGCTTCTGAATCTTAGAAGTCTTTGTTCCGTTCTCGTTTAGAATGCTTTGAATTTGCTCGTTCATAATCTTTGTTTTTTGAATATTCCTTGTTTCTAATTGTACTGCTAAGGTAACACTATAATGAGGAACGTGCAAGTACTACAGCCTTTATAATCAGCAGTTTAGCAGTAATTATCTACTGCTAAATTATGATATAAAAAGAGGCCAGCGCATCGCTGCGCCAGCCCCGTCATCGTAAACAATCTAAGAAACCTAATTAACTAAAAAACATTATGAAAACATTCACTTAATAAGTTGAAGAAACCGTGCATAGGTAAGTTGTGTATGTGGGTTACGACTGACAACATCCATACGAACCTGCTTACATCCGAAGCGGAAGAAGAGGAATCGCTTAGGAACTCGGTGAACAATGATATCGAGAGTGTCGACCGAGGTTATCGAGCCGTGAAATATTGAGTCTGTTATAGTTCCTGATAAAGAGACCCACGGATCATTCCATGAGAGCTGAAGCTGCCGTGATGGCAAAAGAGTAGTTAGAGATCTTGTAACTGTATCTCGGACGGTATCGTGGACTATTGTCCGAAACACTCTCGTCTTAAACTCCACAGAAGTTGTTGCTGCTGCTGTCGCTGCTTCAGTAATACGAGAAGTCTTTATCCCTGCTGACTTAGCCACTTGCAGTAGTGTATCTCCACTCTGACGGAACTCTGACGAGCGGAGCGTCAACGCTGGAACTGAAGCCTGACTAAGCCCTGTATTCGTCTGTTTGATTTCTACAGCTCCATTGCGAAGGAGAATATTCTGGTTCTCCTTCAATCGGTCTCGATCAGCCTTCATATTGCGGTATGCGATAAAGGCGAACAGGGCGAGACCAGCAGACACCAGCATAAGAGCGAATGTGAGGATCTGTAGTTTAAACCTAATCTGAGTGAACATAGGCTACTGACAAATAGTACGTACTATCTTTATCATCTGTAACATCTGCTGCTGGTAGGCAGGAGATGTCGCATACTTGCACCCCTTGTTGTCGCAGATGCGACGAACGAATTCTTCTGCATTCTTACGATAGGGCCAGGCGTCAGAATAGCAAGATTTCTGCAAAATGCGTGTATGCTCACGAAGGCACTCCTCGAGCGAGTCGAAGTCTTTGAAAAGTCGATAAACGGTGTAGTACCATCTATCTCCAGTCTTGCTCTTCACGACAGAAACGACTTTCTCTGGTGCAGGAAATGTGCGAGTAGGAGTATTAAAGTATTCGTGAGTGAGCGTGAGAACCGTATGCCCTTTCCAGTTACTCCCTCGGGTTATTCCGAAGAGATTGAACTTGCCTATACGTGATTTGCCCCATCCACTCTCGAGGATAGCTTGTGCTGTGACGAATTCGGGGGCGATGTCAGTAGCCCTCTTAGCTGCTGCATAGATATTGCGTGCAAAGGCGCATTGTGCTTCTGTTGCCATGATTAGTCGTTTTTTATGTATTCGCCTTTATCGTTGAAGTCCTTCAGCCGACGGACGAATGAGGTTGGAAATATAGGATAGATGGCTTGAATATTCTCAACGCAGGAGAAGCATTCTCGGACCATCATGAAGACACAGATATAGGTACTTATCCAATGAGTTGCTCCAACGACACTGCCATTTACTTTGAAATTAGCAAGAATATTAGAGAGGATCAGCAGCAGGATGTAGATGATGATCTTCTTACTGAACTTACTCCAGAACGCCTCACTGGAGGCATCTTTATGGAGTAAATGTTTCCACACACTAAGAATAGTATCGATGATGACAGCGACACTAATCCATACTGCGAATTCCCAGTCTTGATAGAGGAACTGAGAGACGTTGACCACAACGGAGAGTGGTAAAGAGACGATTGATATCATTGGTAGATTTTTCATTGTTTGTCCTATTTTAAATGTGATACAAAATTAGCTTATTGCATTTTGTTAACAAAGGACCGACTAAGGCGGTGAGTGGAGAGCGTGTCTGGAGCGACACAAGAGAGCATCAGTGTCCATCCGACGGAGGACAGTTCTGTAGCGACGAAAGGAATGAACTCCGCCTTATCGAGCTCGCCTCGAGATACCCAGTCGATATTGCCCTCTTCTGCATCAGCAATCATCCACGCATGAATCTCGGAGAGTAGGCGAAGTGTATTGTCAGACGCGAGCATGTATTCAGCAGCATCAGCACGGTTCGTCATCTTGTTCGCCACAGTGATAGCGATTCGTTGTGTAACCTGATAGGAATTACGCCCATCTGCTGACATATTCAGTTCGCCATAGTCAACGAACAGGAAGGAGCCCACCAGCTTATCGATACGCTGCTTCAGCTCATCGAAAGACTGCCCGTATATGTAGTTGCGGATCTCGGGAATGCGCGACATATCGGGAAGATGATCAAGAGAGGCGGACAGTTCGTTGTAACCAGGGAAATCACTCGATCCATTCGTAAGTATAGCACGGATACCCTCCTTGGAAGGGTATTGCGCAAAGTAGAGAAATTGGTCCTTTATCATCTTGAAAAAATAGAGTTTTAAAAGAGGCTATTGAAAGCCGTTGATCTGACTCATATGTGTCAGAACCGTGAATTATATGTATTATATAATCTTATTAACAACTGCGATAGGCAGCCCCACCTCCTCACTGATTTTTGCCTTATCCCATCCAAAGCCCTTCATGTCCTTAACTGCATCAATAGTTTTCTTGCGCAGCACCTTCAGATAGGTGAGTACGTTCATCTGTTCTATCTGTTTTGCGTTACCAAGTCCCTCCTTGGATAGGTCGTAAAGCGCATCAGAGGCATCTGTAGTGATAGGCTGCTTAGGCTTATGAATGAACTTAGATAGTAGGGAGAATGAAGTCTTGCTGAATAGATAGTTATTGAATGCTTGGAAATTAAACGAGATAGCTGTGAGAGTTTCGATAGGTAATCGAGCGAACACCTTAGCTAATTCGTGTGCACGTTCAGAATGGTACTCTTTTTCGGGATAGTAGAGAATAGCAGCAAGCAGAGGTAGCGATTCTTCTCCTCTCTCGATGAGTTCCTGTGCCTCGATGTACTGAAGGGCGGTAAGCGAACATGTCAGCATACCGAACCCTGTCTCTATTCTATAGCCTGAATAGGTACGCTCACCAATCCGAACAGAAGGGATAAGCTGCGCACAGAAGCAGAGGTCGATTACGTATTGATAGTCGAGCCTGCGCAGCACACGTGCAAGTGGTATATTCAAGCGATAAGGATCAACACGACGGCACAACTCGTAAGTATCCTCATCAACACCATCCAGCACGCTATTGTTATCAGGGTAGTTTATCTGAAACATGAACGTGAGTTGTTCAGATATTGCGACGAGGTTAGCAATCTGTTCCTCTGAGTGGAACTTGCGTTTATTCCACCCCATAATATCGCATAACCAGTTAATCCGAACCTCTCCTGCGGATAATTCACCTGCTGCCATACGAAGGAAGTCGCCTACAAGGCGGATGAACTGGCGATCATTCATAGCATCCCAACGATTAGGAATGCTATGAGTCTCACCTTTATATATTAATTCAACATCCTTCATCATGGCAACATTATAATATTATCATTAGGGTCATTATAGGCTGAATTAGAGCAGAAGTCTACTGAAGCATCTGTGGCGAGCAGCGTGTCTGCATTCGAGATGAGATCCTCTGCTTCGAGATCGAGCCGATCAGCAAGAGCAAGCGCAGCGTCGTGTTCGTCCTTGCCCGTGCGTGAAGCATGACTATCATCGAAGAGATTACGGATAGTTGGAGGAAATTCCAATATGTCGAAGCGACGGAGCGACTTTGCAACAGTCTTCTTAAGCAGTGCGAGCGTCAATATCGGCTCTACTCGCTCACGGTTATCATCCGTGAGTCTATCGTAGTAAGCAGACAGACGTTCGTCGAGTGTTTCCTTCTGTAATGGGAGAATACGGAAGAAAAAGAAGTAAGAGAGGTCTATTGGATAGATCGAGTCGAACGCTTCGGTGGTCTTTATCTTACAACTATCTATAATCTTGTAATATCGTGATTTTCGCCACAAAGCAGCAGGTGATGTGGCGTTTTCGCTCGTAACCTCGGTAGACATCAAGCGTTGGATGACAGAATCCATCGCATTGTAGTAATTATCCATATACGCGCGCTTCATTCCTTCCACCTCGTACTTATACACGTCTACATGGTTCTTCCTGCGGTTGATACTATCGAAAATAAGCTGTGACGCCATTGTCATGTTCGCTACAGCAGAACGTAGGGGTTCTGTGAGTGTTTCGTCGGAACTGCCGACGATGGCATCGAACACCTCGGCAGTAATGATGGTTTCAACACGTTTGCGAGCGGTAATGCCTGACGAGAGCAGGTCGTTCAGGTCCATATTCGTTTCCACACCAGGTGCGTACTTACTGAATGAACCAAAATCCTTGAAAATATCTACTAATACATTCTTCATGACTGCTGCTGATTTAATCTATCTTTCGGTGCAACGTCTTCCTGTCGCTGAGGAACCTCGCGATAGAAGCCAATACGATAACCCTGCTTATAGAGGTCTGGGAAGTTCAAGCGAAGAGCGAGATTAAACGGTTCTGCGCATATCTCATCCTCTGGAGTGAGCGACATTATATATATAAGGTAGTTATAGTAAGCATCAGAACCCGACTTACTGATAACACCGTCCTTGCTAACTGCTGTGATAGAAGCATCCAAACCAACACTTGATAGTAAGGCTTCTTCTGCTCGTTTATCGTACGCAATCAAAGATTCGATATATTCCTTATACTTAAGGTCGATCGTCTCGATTCTCCACTGCTGTTCGTTGCCAGAACTATCCATAAACGAAATAGAAGAGTAAGCCTTGCCTTGATTATCAGCACCACTCAGATAGTCGCCTATCTTGCGAAGTTCCAATCGCATATACTCTACAAGTAGCGATTCACGGTATTCAGTTCCGATATTGATACCGTTATACTTAACTAACTCCTGCTTCTTGGAATTGCGAATCTTATTCTCCTCGCATAGCTTCATTAGCTGATTGCGTTTACTTGATACCCACGCATTCGGAATGATGATGTGTATCTTCGCTGCAAGTGAGTTACGCAGGAAGGAGTTAATATAAGAGGCGGTCTTATTGCTGCCTTGAATATATGGACGCGCGCCCTGGTGGGTTTCGTTCACACCGTAGAACTCATCGACTGATTTCTCACGGTGGTGTGACACGGCAGCGAAGAGATAGTTGTCAACTTCTGACAATGCGAACTTAGGGTATATCTTGTAATTGCCTAAGCCGTATGTCCAGCGTCCTACAGCTACGTTATTGAAGTCGCCATAATTAATCTGATCATAGGCAACATCCCTACGAGTAGTAGCAAGACGGCAGTGCTTATTCTCTAATGGTTCAAGACCTGCTACTGGTAACATACCAATACGCTTACCACGTGAGAACCTCCACTTGCAGAAGAAGTCACCGAACCAGTAATAGTTTTTGATACAGGTCTTAGCGAACTCCTGTGCGGATGTTTCCATGCCACGCTCTTGCCAAGAGTTCAACCACTCATCCCACGCAGGTAGTGCGGTGTACTCACGTCGTAGCTTACCATTCTCTACTGTCTGTATATAAGCGCAAGGTCCGTTACCATACAGCATCTTAATCTCCTTGCTATACAAGCGAGGCAGCAGGCGGTTCTGCTTAATCTCCATCGTTACCTCTTCACACAGTGCGTTGTTCATACCACGCATACACACCTGGTATCCATTCACACTCATCCACTGGTGTTCATGTAGGCAAGTCTGCTGCCCCTGTGGTACGAGTAGACCTGGACTTATCGACAACTCTCTTCCTTCTCCAATCTGAAAGGAGAAGGTGTTGCCGTCCATGACGTAGAGTCCAGCGTTGCCGTGCAGTTCAATACTATCTGTCATAACCAATTTATCTTATGTAGTTTATATCCATCCTGTGGGAATCCCATGTATCTGATGAGTATGCGATAACACATCTTAGGGTTTCCCTCTTGATCCTCGAAGAGAAAGTAGTTCTCGGAGTCGACCTTGAAACACTCCTCTGGTAGTTGTGTACGGTACTTGCAATGTTCCTTGACTATCATCTGCTCGCCTGCCATACCCTGTGAGCGAGAGTAGGGGAAGAAGCAGATCGTGAAGTCACCTTGTGGTACTCTACTTATCTCCCTTGCCCATTGCATTGCATCAATGCCATTCAATTCAATTGTCTTCTCCATTACGTGCGAAATTACTGAAAATCGCTGTTGGAACAAAGGACGATTTTTATCCCTTCCTGTCATATTTCCCAACTTTTGGAACGTTGCACCTCTTTTCCTCAAATCAGCGGTGCGTACTGATTTCCGTCGTTCGTTTAATTTTGTTTTTCGTTTTCAAAACGCAAACAGCTGAAACACAACAAAGTACGTTTTTGACCTATGTAAATAGCCCCCGTTATTGTCGATTTTCAGACACTTTTTATACCACGTTCGCTACAATATTAGCCGTTAAATAGTGAGATTTTCGGGCAGATCATCGGGATAACTGCTTAATTCCTTCTTGATTAGGTCGGAATAAAGACCGTATAAAAGGTAAATCATTGCACTTGGAAGCTGCGTTGTAAGTCCTGGTCTTCTTTTCAGTTCCTCCTTCTTCTCTGAAGCTTTATCGAGTTCTATTTTGCCATTTGTTTTCTTCAATGGACTGATAAGGATAGCACTGCAAAGGTTCGGGCATTCATTTTCATCAACACGCACCTTCGGAAGTGAAGGAATCTTCTCACCAAAGAGCAACTGACAAAGGCGGAACTGTTGCCAGTGGTAAATGGTTGGCGCGCCGTCGTTGTAAAGAAGAACTGAAAAACCGTAACTCTCTAAGGCTGCCTTCATCGTCAGTGAATCAGTAGTTATCTGCTCTAATTCCTCACGTGTCTTGTTACCCGCACGGTCGGGATACAGATGAATAACCTTGTTCACAGCATCGGTTCCAAAGAAAGAATACACCTGCTGTGCAAGGTTCTGCTGGTCGTCGGGTATATACGCCCAAAACTCCTTGATGATATCGAAGCGACTACCATAGTCTTTTTTCTGTCCGACGATGAGCGATTGGAAGTTACCAGGATCATAACCAATGTAGAGCGGTTCACGCTTATCGTAGTGGCGAAGATAACGAGCGGTGAGGGTGAAGTGGTCCTTGAGGTTTAGTTTCAGTATCTGGTCGTAAATATAACTATCCTTGAACTGGTGTCGCTCGTGGTCGTAGGTGGTAAAGAACTTGTTAGTTACCTCCTTATGTCGAATAGCACAGATAGCGGTGAGGAACTCGTCCATGTCGAGCGTGTCGAGCTGTGTCTTGAAGAACTTAGGACCCAAGATGTCCTTATTGCAAAACGATGAAGCACGGATATAGTAGATTGCGTTCCTTCGCATATCCGCTAATCGTGGTTTCCAGCGTGCAACAAAAGCGTTAAGACGTTCATTCTCCAGTCTGATTTTCTCCATAGTGACAGGGTTCTTCGTATTGCGCAAATCCTGCTGAAGCATAAACTGCTTATAGAGCGACTGATTGATAGCGAGCGACACACTGGCTATCTCCTCTATGAGTTGTCGGTCCATCTTGTTTTCGTATTCCTCAAACCAATCGTCCTCACCGAGGTCGACACGTGCGGTATCACTCACACCTGTCACACCTTCATAGTAGGCAGAGCGACGGATGTCAGCTGAGCCACCACGAAGGGAAGGGAAGAGGCGTGACTTGAGTTTCTCACCGCTATTGTGCTTCATCTCCTCGACGAAGGCGTGCACAGCATTACGACCTGCGACACTCTCAGGCTGATCAGAAGATACCAACTGAAGGTGCGCACCATTGCGGAAGATGACCGAATGCTTAGCGTAGGCAATAGGGTAGCGTGGTCGACGGAAGTGTGAGGGTAGCTTCGCTTCACCGACCACATAGTCGATACCATACTCCAACATTGCCCGCTGCTTGCCATTCACGATGACAGGTCGTGAGAACGAAGCCTGAATGTTAGGCCAGACGTTCGTCATCAAGGCGACGTAAGTCTTGTGAACAAGGAAGGAAAGCTCACCAGGCATGTCATTCGTCACACGGATAAGACGTGGAACGATAACACCCTCCGTCTTACCCGTTGCACGAGCCCACTCTGCATAGAGCATATTCGGGTCGATGATGTTTGCCAACAGCTGAACACGATTCATATAGTAGTGTTCGAAGTCAACTGTTGGCTGTTCGTTGTTTTGTGTCGTTAGTTCGTCAGTCATTTGGAATCTCCTCTACTATTTCAGCATCTTGTATGTCAGCATCACGCAGCAGTCGCTTCTTCTCCTTCTGCTCAATAGGCAGCGAGTCGATAAGCGTGACATAAAAGCCTTGATTGTGTTTTGCTGCAATATCCTTGAGACTCTTCTTTGAGAAGCCAAGTTCCTCAGGGGTTAGCTCTGGTGAAATCAAGAAGAGAACTCCTAAGTCTCTATCTGCTTCTGCAATTTCGGAAGATCTGCGACGACACTCAAGAGCAGCATCATAACACGACTTCATACCTTTATAGTCACGATTAAGTGCGCAGACCTGAGCAAGATCTTCATATTTGTTAGCAAAATTGCTTTCCCAAACCTTTATAGGGACATTGCAATCAACTTGAAAATAGTTGATTGCTTGATAGATTCTCGCCATACAAGTGCGCTCTTCTATCTTTATTCGCTGCTCAGCGTTAATACGAAGCTTCAGTATCTTAGCTGCTCTCGTAATATTACGCTCGTGTTCGAATATTTCTGCAGACCATTGTAGCTGTTGCAAGAATAGCTTAACATCTTGAGGTATGCTGTCACAATCTCCATTCGTCAAGAATGCAGATATTAGGTCAGGGTGGATGGAGTCTAACTTCTCAATTTCACTTTTCATATTCCAAAGAGTTTCATACGTAGGTCTTTCTCTGCACGCTCATTCTTACGCTCCTCAAGCAAAGTAATAGAGTCTTTATCTCCTTTCTCTGCTTTTTTAGCAAGTTCAGCGTCTATGTTATATTCTCCAAGTGCGAGGCCTTGCTGGTAAGCTTCGAAATAAATATCACCAGGAAGAGTTATGCGATATAGCAATGCTTCTCGCTTGGCTTTTTTTAAGCCAAGTAATTGACAAATACGTTCGGGCGTGTAGTTTAACGCGCCGAACGTTCTGATTTGATTTACATACTCATCTGAAAGAATTTCTTTTTCCACTAATACTGACATAGAATTATTTTTTTAGTGTCATCTTCGGAGAAGACTATGCCCTCTCTCTCTAACAGTATAGGCTGCTGGGGGAACATTGACATGAATCTTCGCACAGTTGCCGATACATATTTAGGATCGATTTCCATACCATATCCGATACGGTCGGTTTGCTGACACGCCATAATGGTTGAACCTGATCCAGAAAAAACATCGACAACAACATCACCATTCTTCGTGCTATTAGTAATGGGGTATGCCATCAGCGCAATAGGCTTCATAGTCGGATGGATTCGATTGGCTTTTGGTTTATCAAAATTCCAAATGGTAGTCTGCTTCCTGTCGGAGTTCCAAAAGTGAGCAGCACCTGGTTTCCAACCATACAAGCAGGGCTCGTGTTGCCACTGATAATCTTGTCGCCCCATTACAAGAGAATCCTTAACCCAGATGCAGCACTGTGCTATCTTGAAGCCTGCTTCTCGGATAGCTCTACGGAAATTCTCACCTTCCGAGTCAGCGTGGAAAACGTAAAAAGAACCGCCAGCCTTGACAATGGAAAACATAACATTAAATACAGACTGCAAGAAGCGAAGGAATAAGTCATTCTCCATCGAGTCATTCTGTATGGTAAGCTTACTATCTCCTCCACCTTCGTAATTGACATTATAAGGAGGATCTGTGAGAATCATATCTGCGACTCGTCCATTCATTAATGCTACGATATCGCTCTTAGACCGACAATCTCCGCACATTAATCTGTTATTCCCAAGTCTGAAAATATCTCCAGGACGAGCAAAGACTTCATCATCCTCTTGCGGAGTTGTGTCAACAACATCTTCGTGAATATCAGTTGTGTCACTCTCAGAAGCAAAGAGTTTATCTGTACCGACAGAGAAGTCGTTTTGTTTTACCTCGTAGCCAAGATTGAACTTAGCAAGATCATCACCACTGATATTATACTTAGTGAATAGGAGAGTGTCTGGGTTCTTCTGAGCGAACTCAGAATTATAGGCTGCAATCTCTTCGACAGCTTCTTTTTTATTAGATGCTTGAATTTCCTCGTAGGGAATCTCTGGAATTTTAAATCCATAGGAGCGAAGTCCAAGAAGGGCTTTCCTTCTTTGGTGTGCATCTATAATCCAAAGCTTACCTTCAGAATCTTTCCACACTTTGAATGAATACTTGAAGCCACGAGTGATGATGAGCATCTGAAGCTTCGATAATTTGTCTGCATCAGGCTTTTTAAAGTCTTCCTGAAGTTCGATAAAAGAGTCCAGCGGGGCAGTAGGTAAACCACCCAAATTAAAAACTTTTATACTATTTTCCATTGTAATTATTTATTTTGTTGTTCAAGAACCATTCTGAACAGTCGCTCTTTCTCTTGGTACTTTTCGAGATTCCGCTTATCAGCCTCTCTTTTCTCTTTACGATCCTTGCGCTTTACGAACGACTTATAACGCTTGATGTTGTCGAGAACGTTCTTGTGCTGGCGGAGGAACTCGGCTGGGTCGGAGCGGAGCAACTTGATGAGTTGGGCAATCTCGGAGCGTCCGAAGAGTATCGGGTGCTTGCAGAGGAACTTACCTGTATCGTTGAAAGATTGCAGCTCGGCAAATGCTTGAAGATTGCGGATGCGCAGTTCTGCCATTTCAGCAACAGCCTGTGCGGTGGGCTTCGTCTCCAGCAATTCGTCGAGCTGCTTCATCTTTCGCCAAGTGTTGATGCGGTCGTTATAGATGACGGTTGCCATCTGCACGTCCGCATCAGTAAGGTTTTCCCAGTCTATTTTCGGGTACTCTTCTTCTTTTTTTTTGGAGCTGCTTTCGCTTTCTCCTTCTTAGAAGAATCTGTGTCCTTATCCTCTGATGGGAGAGGATTTTCCTCTGATGATTGCTCTGTAGACTCGTTATCTTTAGAACCTTCTTCAGATGACTCATCGCCCCCCTCTCCTTCCGATGGGTTCTCGTCTCCTTCGCCACCGTCAGCGTCAGGGCTTTCATCTCCATTGCTGTTGAGTGTTTCAGGGTCCTCGTCGCCATCTTCAGAAGAGTTGTTGGCGTTGATATTATCCTCGTCGGCTGCTTGATTAGCATACTCACGTCGATTACGTACGATTTCGTCGTGCTCACAATGATCAAGAAGAAGGAAGAGTATCTCCTCATGATTTTTCTCTGGAGAAAGGTCGAAACGTGTGAAATCTGTAAGATGCGGAGCCTTTGCGTGCAGCAGGGCAAGGTCGGCTTCCACAACTGTAGGGCTTACCAACTTATGGAAGTGCGTTAATTTCTCTTTTGCGCTGTACATATTTCTCAATTAAATAAGTTAAAAAAATAAGAGCCTTTCCCCCCACGTGGTTTGCAACTCCCCTCCCTTTCGGGGAGGGGTCGGGGGAGAGGTTCGAAGTTAGGCTTCAGTTCTTGAAACCTCGACAAGTGTTGTGGTGTCAAGAACACGGAAGGTGATTGATGCACCTGCCTTCGCTGTCCAGGTAGCACCCTCTTCCAGTACGAAGGTAGAACCATCAGCGATGGTGGCAGCCTTATCGGTTCCAGCACCAACAAGCGTAATGAATCTACCCTTATCGCTCTTGCTAAGACCACTGACAGAAGCAATAGCAGCTGCTGACGATGTTCCGTTTGGAACTGTATAAGTATTGCTACCTGCTGTGATAGCTACATCTGTTGCACCTGCAGCGAGAGCAGTAGCAGCAGTAACAGCTGGATTACCAGTGTAAATCAGTGGAAGGTCGACAGAACTGCGCTTGAAGGTAAGTGTGGTGTAACGACCATCCTTATCGTCCTTCGTCTCTGTATTAGAGAGGATGATAGGACGCTCGAGTTCACCAACGATGTACCACTCCTTCTTCTTAATGTGCTTATAAAGAGCGATAAACTTACCACCGCTATACTCCTCAATGAAGTTATAGAGGTTCGCACGAGCTCCGCCCATTACCATTACAAGCTGATTTTCGCCTGTCGTGGTGATGTCGCCTTTCTCTGTGGTACCAGTAAAGGTTGGGATGTCGTGTGCCTCGAAGTAATGAGGAATCTCATTCGGTTTCAAAGGAATTGGCGCAACCTCACGATTAGCGTTAGGTTGTGGAAACTCCTTAGTGCGATCGATTTGGTCGAGTGCAATGAGATAAACAATGTAAGAGATAGCACTACCGTGTGTATCTCTATCAGACACATCGTCGACGTGACCGAGTAATGCCATTGAGGCGAAGGTGACACCAGAGCCAGCAGCAGCACCGAGAGAGTGATCAATCAAAGCTGCTAAGAGCATGAGAACGCCAAAAACAGCAAATGTAACCATGAACATATTGCGTGATTGGCGATTTGCGTAGTTAAATCCCTTCATAGGATTATACCCACGATAGCGTTTCTGAATATTGGGTTTTTTCATTTCTATTACTATTAATGATAATTATTGATTTAAGAAAGGAACTGAAGAGGTAAGCAGTCCCGAGCTTTTAAATCCAAGGGCTCTCCTCCCAGTTCCTTAGTCATTCATCTATCGTCCACCTGGTACGTTAGGCTGCAACTCCTTGTTGATGGTGCGCTTGCCACCGACGCAACGCTCCAACTCACGGAACTTGTTATCAGCACCGAGAATTACCATGATGTAGTCGCCTACAGCTGTGGCAGTGAAGGCATCAGTGATGCTATCGAACTTACCAGACTTGGTAATCTTTGGCAACTTAGTTTTATCACCACACTCGATGCAGTAAGCTACGCCAGCCTTCGCATTCTCGATGTCGGTGATAGTTGTCAGTGTTGTTGTGTTGTCGGTGATCTGCCAGAACCCATTGTTACCATCCACCTTATCGGTGATAGTAGCAGCAAAGAGGTTGATGAAGATCTGCTGCCACTCATAGTTGTTCTTGTCCATCTCATCCTTAGTGGCAAAGCGTCTACCAGTGAAGGAAGCAGAGGTACCTTCCTTCCATACACTCCAAGCACGAACCTGCTCCATGCTTTCCTGCATCTTCACAGAGAGCATCTCACCTGGTACATACTCAAGGAACTGAATGTTACCAGGTTCGTGCAACATCATGAATGGAGTCTGACCGAGATAAGGCAACCAAATGATGCGCATCGTAGTGTCTGGCACCACGCTCAATGCGCCCATAGGGCCAGCGAAGTCTGTGTCCTTACCGTAGGTGGTACGGACATTCTTAATCCACCATGCCTGATGATTCTTATTCAAGTAAACTACATGGTTGTCGAGATCCATGTCCTCAGTGATTGAAGCACGAACATCTGCAATGAACTCCTGAACAGCAGGGAGGAAGGTAGCCTGTGTATAGGTGCGGTATGTACTCTCATCGTGTGGCTTGATGTCATATTGATGAACATAACGCAACAAAGTATAGAGAACACCAGTAGCAGCATTGAGGTAGCTACCAGCAACACCTTTATCAGGTTTCACATAGATACCACGCATACGGCGTTTGTTCTGCTCAACCTGTGCAGCACGGAGGGTATTGAGCAGCTGGTACTCTATCATAGTCCACTTAATGGGGTCAGAACCCTCCTTATTGAGATAGCCAATGTACTTTCTCTCGAGTTCTTTCATAGGACCCCATTCCATCTTGATCATGGCGTCATCTACATAACCCATGTGGTTCTCAATCTTCATACCACCCTTGAAAACTTCACCTGCCTGGTAAGCCTGCGAAACCTCATCGAAGAAGGCGTTGAAGACAAGTCCACGATCCTGATATCCGTAAGCGACTGGGAAGAACTGGGTAAGGTCACGTACTTGCAGAACACGTGCGATAAGTGCATCCTGACGAAGCACGACGAACTGATCTCCAAGACCAGCATTGTCTACTCCTTCGTAGTTGGTAGCATAAGTACCCTTTGCAAGCGCAGCTGCATCAAGCATCTTGTTCTGCTGAAGATACTGATAACGGTTCTTGAGCGACTTTGCGTAATTGCAAGCCTCCTTATAGAATGCAACGCCATCTACCTGTTCATCAACTTCAGGAAGGGCTGCAGCTGCTCGTGGATTAGCTGCAATCTTATTCCAACGGCTCTTCATTGAGAAGAATGGATGCTCAACACCGAAGAGATAGTCTGTTGTGTTAGCAAAACCATTAACACTCAGAGGAACAGTATTCACTGTTTGCGCAGGAATATCAGGTGCAGGCTTAGAGCCTATTGCCTGAATGTCTGCACGCATACCCTTGATTCCATCGAGGATACCTTCAAGAGTCGCATTACTCTGCTGTGCAGAAGGATCTGTACCATTATTATCAGCTGCTGCTGAAGGTTCACCACCATTCAGAACAGCCTGAATAGTGTTCAGTGTCTTCTGAAACTCATCCGCCTGCTGAGCACTCTGCTGGGCAGCTTGCTCGGATGCGATATCATCAGTAAGCGTACTCTGGTACTTTTTTTGATACTCTGCAACGAGTGAGTTAAACTCATCCTTTGTCAGGCTTTTGTCTTCGAATTTCTGCTTAAAGCCAAGAAGTTCGATGACACTCATTAATCGTTCTTTTAGATTCATAAATAACTAAAAATTAAAATAAACACATTATATATTATAAATGGCAGTCTTTAGTTGCTTTGCCTCAGTATATTCACGTCCCAGCGTAGATGCTTCAGCGATTGCTTCTACCATCGTCTTACTACCATCCGTAAGACCGAGTTCCACGGCTTGAGGAGTATAGAAGGTCTCACCACGTAAGACTGGAGCATCATCAGGAAGGTCTGCAATTTTACTACGCTGTGAACGCACCTCTGATAAGAACTGCACATTCATTGGATCGAGGATGTCTTTCACAAATTGCTCATCCTTACCTTGACGAAGATCATCGAAGACTTTGTTCTTTAAGTCAGACTTAGTTGCTTTTGCTTCTACCTTCTTAATACCGAGCTTCGCAAAGTATTCTTCGAAATCGTAGAAGCTACACATAGTTCCTATGCAACCCACATAGTCATTCTGTGTCATAGCGTATATACGCTGACCGTGGCATCCGATGTAATACCCAGCTGAGCAACACATCTGTTCATAAAATGTGAGGATAGGTTTCTCGCAGCGACGTAGAGTTTCGCTCAGACGGTCGAGGTACCACGCTTCACCACCTGGAGAATTGATATGAAGGAAGTGACAAGAGATTTGCGGATTGGCTTCCGCTGCGAGAAGGTCTGATTGAAGTTGCTTGCTTGAGAAGTAGTAATACGAATCAGACATAACAGTACCGAATACACGATGATAAGCAATACTGTTGTCAGGAAGCTGCTCATCACTGAACTCATCTGTAAGTGTAATAGGATCGGTGTTTTCTTGATTCGTTACCTTCTGAATATCCAAGAGAGCAAGATGTGACTCAAGTTGATACCAACTATGGGTGTTAAGGTAAGCAAGCATTTCATCTTTCGTCATGCCGAACGATGACTTTATCTCAGGTTTATCAAGTGCTTTACCACTGAGCGGAAAGGCCGTTAACATGGCCTGTCGAAATCCGTCAATGGTAATGAATAGAGGCTTTCCTGAGACAAGTAGAGACTGTAATTCTTTCATCAAAACTATTTTTGATGCGAATTTACTATATAATAAGGTGTAGGCAAAAGACCTACAGAAGGGGGTCTGTGAGCATTTTACACTTGATTATGAGGTTTGCGGAGTTCAAATTTGAAGAAATCTGAACTCGTGCAGGAATATCTGATGTACCGATACGATGAGTTTTCCTATCAGATGTCTTAATCGTTACGATAGCACTCCTCTCTATCAAGAAGGTTCTGCGAGTTTCTTCGTCGGGTAAGTCTATTACTATGGTTTTATCGCAGTTCCAATAATTACCAGCTTCATTGTCAGTAAATTGGGGAATATACGTAAAGGTATCGGCAACGAAATCATACACTTTCTTCTGCCCATCTCTGGTTGGGTTTACAAGAATCACTTGTACGGTGTTTAAAAACTCTAACATATTATATAACTTTTGAGTGACAAAAATAATAATTGCGTATGTATTAAAAGATGTTAATACTACACAACTTTTTGATACTTACGAACCTTCTTAGGTCTTAGGCGGTTTCGGAAGCGGTAGTAATTCTTCAAGAGAGCATCCGAAGATATAGATCTCAATTGATAGCTATGAATGAAGTCATAGATAACATCGAGGTTCCTACGCTGACGTCCGAATTCTTCATTCTCTAACAGCACACGGTGGAGCTCGAAGTTGAACATCCGTCGTATCTGGGCTTCTATCTCCTTAGCAGCTGCTGGAGAGAGATAGTTATAATAAGCAGGATCTTTCCAAGGACTGGATATTACTCCAGCCCTGCGAGAAGGTAGGTGGATACGAAGGTTTCCGTCAATAACGTCAGGTTGATTAATGCGCTGCTTGGACATATTCTCCCACACACAGAAATATAAATCTGTAGTGTTAGGAATCTTTACTCCACCTGTCGTAGCATCCTTCCTGTATTTTGCGCAGATATACTCAGCGAGATATTGTTCAATTTGAATTGTGACAACTCGTTTCGTTGCCCATTTTTTTTGCTCCATATCTTTTTTTGGTTTTTAGCTTCCTACCGTCCTATATTCCTACAAATTTAGACTTAATTAACGCAAAGTTACAGATTATCAATAAGATAACAAAATTTTATCACTCAAAAGTTTTATTATTTCACTCCATTTTGCCGTCCTACAATCCTACAAAAACAAATATTTTGTAGGACGACGAATCCAAAAGAGAGAAAAACACGAAAAATCCTATTTCCTACAACGTCCTACAATCCTACAAGAAAACAAGAATTTCCTATTTCCTATAATAATAATATAACTATTTGATTTATAGGTATATATGTATATTATAGGTTTGAAAAGAAAAACGATTTGTAGGATTGTAGGATTGTAGGAAGACGTTTTTCTGAAAATTTATTTTCAAAAGTCATGTTTTCGAGGTTTCTTCCGAAAATTGGGGGTACGGGGGATTTTTTCACCACCTTTGCAGTTTAAAATGTAAGAAAGAATGTGAGTTAGATTGATAGGAAAAGAGCCGTGCCTATTCATCCGAACTGGCACGGCTCCAAGGGATAAGAATGAGACCTTCATTAAAAAGGCTCTGCACTTTCGTCTGACGGCTCAAAAAGCAAGTCTTGTGAAAGCGGTTTTTTCAGTGGTTCTTCAGTTGTGTTGGTTACCTCGGTCTCGGCAGGTTTGCTGTCTTTGCTTGCGTCTTCAGCAAGTTCTCTCCTGAAGTCTATATTGTAAGATTCGACAAATTTGTCGTAATCTATAATGATTGCACTTGTAGAAGTGCTCTTCTGCTTGCGTAGCTTAACCATACTTCCATCACGAAGATCTGCATCGTCTACAGTTTCCTCCCATGTGAACCGTCTTGAAGAGACTGTACCTATATAAGAGGAGTGACTGCGCAGGTTCTGCTCTATAGTAGAGAGTGTACTGTTCTCATTGTTATATCCGCTTCTATCGAATATGCTGAACACCGCACTTAAGCGGAGGAACATGACATTCGTACCTGTTTCGAAGGTGAAGGTCTTAGAGTCTCCACGGGAGTCTTTGCCCGTAACCTTCTTGGGCTGCTCGATGAGAAACTCACGACCCTCAAGGATATGTCTCGTGTCAATCATGTTGTTCATTGCCGTAAAGAACATTGCTAACTTATCCGTGCTACGGATGAGTGACAACTGGAATTTCACCTTCTCTTGAACAATCTTGAAGAACTCATCGTAGGTGAACGGTAGATGAAGATTCGAATACCTCTCTATCAGTTTCACTGTTCCAAGGAAGAGGGAAGCGGTTTTCATCAAGCGGTCCATCTCTCCAGAGTTGATGACGTCTTGTTTCAGCTCGTTGTAAGCCTCTTGCTTAAGGCTTCTGAAATGGTCCATAAACATAGGACGAAGTTCCAGGATCTGAAGGAGTACGTTCGAAAGACCTATCTTATTAGGATCTTCAATAGTCTTTAGTTCCTCGAAGAGGCGCACTTCTTCTGGTGTGCGATTTCGCGGCTTGGGCACCTCGCAGACAATCACACGACTCATAAGAGCGTTGTCATCACGTTGCGGTGTCTCTTGACCGCAGATGATGACAGGGGCAAACACCTTATCGTTTTCAATCTCTCGTCCAGATGTACCTTTTCGTTTCTGCTTACCATCGCCGTCGTATACGATACCTTTCAGAGCTTGGAATTTAGTGTCGCTGATATCCTTGTTGTTGTATTCGTCAAGTACAACGGGGACATCTTTGAATGTACCCATAATGGTAGACATTGCTGCGTCGGTACCAGTGTTAAGGTTGAAGATAGGTATATTAGGAGAAATGAACAGCGAGCGGATTGATATCGCTATCTGTGTCTTACCAGATGACATTGGACCCATAAAGAAGGGAGCGGTGAAAAGTCTATCTATGCAGTGGATGTTGCTTCTGAAGGCGCACATGATTGCAAACACCAAAGCCCACTTGCCATTGTCATTAATCTTATAAACTTGGTCCATCAGCGAAGCCCACTTTTCGAAGCTAACCTTCTTCTCAGCAGGTACCTCCTTGTATACGAGCTGACTTATAAGTTCATACTTATCTGATTGCTTTCCACTACCTGCGTAGATAGTTGAGAAAGCAGGAAGGTAGTAGTTGTTCTTATTGTGTGTAACCACACCCAGCTCGTTAACTGGGTCGAACACCCACTGGCCGTCGACATTATGGAAGATGCCATTCGCAAAAGCAAAGAACTGTTCATCTGTTTTTCGACTCATACCTTCGCTCTGCTGATTACCGTAGGTCTTCACCTCTGAACACATTACGAAATGGCGACTCATAAATGTTTTGATAGCCTTCCATTGCCACTCCTCACCATTGAAGTTCACAGCTTCGTAATTGATTAAGACCTCCTCGATAGAAGACATCTTCAGCATCGCTTTAGAAGGTATCTCAATATATATAGGTGTCTCGTAATAGCGACGATTAATGCGCAGCACACGCTTATTCTGTTCGAAATCATCAGAGAAGATATGAAGTAATGGGGTCATGAAGAAGTCTGCAACTTGCGTCATGCCATTACCATTCTTATTGCGGAACATGTAGCACACGGGTTCGCTCTTCTTGTTGAGTCGTGGGTAATAGCCACTCTCTTTCCACATCCTTCTGTACTCTTCGTTCTCTTGTACATAGTCTGGAGGTTCGTTCACGTCGAACTCTTCGTCATCGAGGTTGTCTGCTTGCATACTCACTTTCATTGCAGACTTACGCTTGAGGACGAATGGCTTTCTTATCTCGTCAAACTGACCCTTGGTCAGCTTGAGCAAAGAACAGTAATGATTTCTGTTTATAGTGATGACAGTATCGTCAGCGTAGGATGTTAGTTCGATACAACGTGAGACAAGAGGAACTCGATCTCCATTGAAGTTTTCAAAGAACTTACCGTGCAATGCTATGTAATAATCAAGGAACGAACCTGTACTATCGCTGAAGGTCATCTCTATCTTGATGCCTGCACGATACATCTCTGCAAGTGTATGCAGGTAATTGTTTTCGTCGCCATCATCAGTAATATCACAACCAGTCTCAGAGGATACAAAATAGCAGTAGACACGTCGTAATTCTTGAATATCATTCGTTGATGGGCGTCCAGATACATATATGATAGGTTCTTCTCCATATCCATCGAGGAAATCCTGCATAACAGAAGTGATAATTGCAGGACGGTCACTTTCAAGATTTTCTTTCAACGCATCGACACCGAAGATGCCTGTCTGTGTATTTGTTTTTGAGATAGTCTCCTTTAATTGGGTACGAATGCTTCGCACCTTACTATCGATGAGTCCTATTTTGCTTCGAAAATCTTCTGCAATTGATTTGATATATTCCAATCGAAGAACAGAGTCTTGTACACACGCTACGAGGGAGCAAATGGAGTTCAAGCAGTCTGTGACAACGGTTTCATCCTTACAGCCTCGTGGAAGGAGCATGCGCTTGAATGCCTTTGGGAAAGGCTCTGTTAGCTCCTTCAGCTTTTTACTTGTGAGGCTGCCATTTGCTTTAGCGAACTCGTCTGGGTCCATGCCTTTCTCGAGGCGGATACAACGTACTTTTGCTCCAGCTTTCAAAAGCAGTTCACAGTTTTTTAACGAAGCCTTGATACCTGCAGGGTCTGCATCGTAAATCATGATGATATCATCTGTGAAGCGTAGCAGTAGCTTCACTTGATCATCAGTGAAGGCCGTACCGCTTCCACCTACAACATTCTCGACACCTACCTTATGCAGAGACATTACGTCAAACTGACCTTCGACAAGATAGACGAAGCCTGTCTTTCCTATACTCTTGCGTGCCTGGTATAATCCGAAGATGTGCTTACCTTTCGTGAATAGAGGCGTTTCGCCTGTGTTTACATACTTACCAGTCTTATCGTTTGGAGTCACGATTCGACCAGAGAATCCAATGATATGACCTTGCATGTCGTAGAAAGGAAACATTAAGCGGTCACGGAACCTGTCGTATAAGCGACCTTCGCTATTCCCAAGGACATCAACCTCTTGTAATAGTTCTTGTGAGTAACCTCCATTTGACAGCTCAGCAAGAGCAAGGTTACCCATAGGGGCATAACCGACACCGAAGTCGGTCAATGCTTTGTCTGAAAGGCTATATCCACGTGATGCGAGGAAGCTCTCCGCTTGAGATAGGTTCTTCTGAAAGAACTTTGCAGCAGCATCTATTGCGATACGCTGCGCTTCCTTTCTCTTGTAGGCTGCTTCTTCCTCTGGTGTGAGTTCTTTGGTAGGGAACTCAATGCCTGCTTGATTCGCACACCATCTGAGTGCTTCCATGAAGCTAATGTTCAGATGATTCTGAACAAAGGAGATGACATCTCCACTCGCTCCACATACGAAGCAGTGATAAGTCTGCCTTGATGGGCTGACCACCATTGATGGAGAGTGATCGTCATGAAAGGGACATACGCCCTTATAATTCGCACCTGTCTTGTGCAAGTGGGTAAAAGTTTCTATTACATTTACAATGTTCAGAGATGATTTTACCTTTTCAATGAAATTCTTATCTATCATATTTCTTATCCCTTATTTTCTTCGAATAGATTTAATTGACGGGAGTCGAACGCCTCCTGGATGGTGACGCCTAAATAATCTGCCACTGCAGCATATTCCTTACCAGTTATAGGCTTTCGTCCATAGTATAAGTCCCACCAGCGACGCTGATTAATTCCTGTTTCTTTGTAAAAGGCCCTTGTGGGAGTAAAGTCTTCAGGGTGGCGGAATTTTATCTTCAACATCTCCATAAGGATATTGCGTTTGACTTGTAATCCAACCGTAAGGCGGTTTCTCAAAACAAAGAGGCGAACTGACATAGCACTTCTGTTTAATGCTCTTCCCATCTGTTCAAATGACAGTTTACCAAGATTGTTCTTGACAAAGGTAGCATCTTCTTCTGTCCACCGTTTATTAGCAGCTTTCATAATTTTACGACTTTTAGTTTGAATATTTCTTCGAAAGATTAATTTATTAATTTAATCTTATACCTATCATAAAAAAGCTCAACAGCCCAATTGGGTATGTCTGATTTGAATATCACAGAATTATCACTTTTATGATCTTCCATGTAATTTTCAAGTTTAGCCACATATTTTTTTATTAACTCGCAAAAATCAGCATCGGGAATTTCTCCCCCTTGCAGTCTGAATTTTTCTTTTATATATTGTAAATCCGAAAGGAAAGACTTGTTATAAACAAGAGATTCGTTATTACCATGTACGTATACAACTGCAAGAATTCTCGCACATGTATCCATACTTATTGCTGGGATATTCGCCGACATGCACGTTTTATTCCATAAGTCTCTTAACGTTTCCATTTTTTCACCTTTAATTGTCCGTGTTTCCTATACAATGCGTTGTACTCGCTATCACACAAAATAGTATCATAAATTTGCTCGTACGTAAAGTTAGGCATCGCATCCGTTATTTGCGGAATCGTTAAGTCCGCCTTAATAAGAGAAACAACCTTATCTCTATCTAATTCAACAATAGCATAATCACCATCCTTATAAGTAGGAACTCTTTTACGTCCTCGTTCTTTATCTTCAGATTTTGCCCAATCTGACTTATATTTCCACATCTTAGAATATCCCCACCGTTGGATAAGCCGTGAGACGGTATTCCTATCACATCCAATAACAGCAGCTATCTGACGTGGACTCATCTGCCATTCAACCATCTGCTTTAGCTTGTCTTTCCACGCTCCAAACTTCTGCGCTTCCTCAGAATTACATCGCCCGATAGGACGACCAAGCAATACACCCATCTTCATTCTGAGACGCAATCCCTCCTTAGTTCTCTGTCTAATCATCTGTCTTTCTATCTCAGCAGACAAACCAAAAGCAAAGGCGAGGACCTTGCTACTTATATCATCGCCAAGAACAAACTTATCTTTTACTGTATATATAACACATTCTTTCTCCATACAAAAATGAAGAATATCCATTACCATATATAGATCACGTCCAAGTCGAGAAATCTCAGAACAAACAATTTTATCGCCTTTTTGGACCAGCTTAAGAAGTGGTCCTAAATTTCTCTTATCAGGGTCTTTGCCACCACTAACACCCTCATCAGTAATAAATTTATCTATAACCCATCCGTTTTTCATACAAAATGACTCAACCCCTTGTTTCTGAGAATTTACATCTTGTTCATCAGAAGACACTCTTAAATATCCGTATATCATATTTATATATATATTAAATCAAACCATTTTTGGAAAGTTTTTCCCTTGCAAACATATAGCTATATACTCACTATCAAACCGCATAATCATTGTATTATCTGTGGGATGGATATGTCCAAATTGATTTTGAACATATACTTTAAGGGCTTCGTATAATAGTCGAAGTTCTCGTTCTGACAGATCTTGGATAGAGAAGTTGCCCCAGTTATCTTTATCTATAAACATAATTTTCTTAGATTTTATAGTATTCCAGACTGATTACTTTTTGCATTCTTATCATAGTCGGTCAAATTTAAGGTCATAAAAACTATTCCTCTCCAGAAATTTACCTAATACTCCTACTAATTCACCATTATCTTTACTTTCTCTTTTTTCAAAAGTAGTAGAGAAAGCTTTTCCATTCTCATTCCAAATAATACCTTCGTTCTCAAGGTGACCAGTTACTTGACGAACATTAGAATGACGTAACTTCATCTCGTCGATAACTATACCTAAGTTTAATGCGTCAATTGCTTTTTCAAAGTCTTTTGTTCTCATAAGATTGTTTTATTTGTGTTACATTCTTTTTCTACCGAATACTGAACATACTTCTTAAGTAAGTTACAGTAGACTCCATTTATGCACATGCGATGAGACTCGCAATATAGACACTCTTTATGCATCGGGCCAAAGATCTCGTTCGGGCATATTAAGATAGTCTGAGATTATCTTCCTCTTCAATGGATCTGGATTAAAGTCGCCTCTCATCCACCTGTACACTGTACTTTCACTAACCCTGCATAGTTTTGTTAATTCTGAAATCATTTCATTCCGCTGATTAGGAAGAGATGTCATGTAGTCTTTAAATTTCATTCTATTATTTTTTAATTAATTTCATTGCATCCTCAATATATTTTTTCTATTTTCGTGACGCATAAATATTTTCGTAACGCAAAGTTCTAACAATTATTTGAAATAAACAAATAAATGAGAGATTATTTCTCTCATTTCTTAAAAATAACAAAATGGAAGAAGAAACTATTACTACTCGTATCGTTCAGCTAATGAACAAAGAAGGGCACTCTGTCAACACGTTTGCACGGAAGTTAAATATTCCTTGGACTTCTGCTAACAATATTGTGTCAGGTCGAAATTTGCCTAACTATGAAACGATAGTTAAAATTTTAACCAGTTTTGAGAATATTGATGCTAACTGGTTGATAATGGGGCAGAAGAAAGAAGATGGGACAGATGCAGATAAGCTGTATTCTGTTATTTCTATGCAGCAAAAAACCATAGAAAACCAGCAGAGAACGATTGATCGTCTTACTGCTAAGCTCGTTGAGAATGAGCCAGAAGATCCTGCTAAAAAAGTAGTCAATATTGTCTAATTAGGATGTATCCAATAATAACAATTGAGTGATTTTACGGTATATATAGACAAATAAATGGGTTAAGATCTCTCTCAAATATTTGATTTACAAGGAAGTGCAAAAATCGTCTTGTCGGCGAAAACTCGGTGAAATTTAACCAAAAATATAGAAATGCCCTATTGGATATCAGTTAGTTAGAAAAATGAAATGAGCATCTGAAATCTGGTCATCCCGACGAAGAAATAAGAAGCTAAATAGAGGGGTTTGCCCTTTGTTTAGCTTCTTTCTTTTATGTTTAGTTTCAGGTTATACACACTTGTATTATCTAATAGTGTGTTCTTTTTATTTTCTTAGTAGCTGTTTTGGAAGCCTTCATGCCAATTTTTCTATAGGAAGTGATGTCCTCATTGATTGGAGGAATAGGTTATTTCAGATATAGAGGAGCGTGTCAGGAACGATTCCTTGGGTATGAATGCAACATTCGTGTTTAAGATTGATAGATGTTGGAACTATCTTTACAAATAAAATTGAAGATAGATGGCTGTTTTGAAGAGTTTGGATAAAAATGGGCTTTGTAACCATCAGATAATCAATAGGTTGCAAAGTGGCTTGTAAAAGGTGCTCTTTTGCGTTGTAAAAGACGCCCTTTTGATGTGCAAAAGACGCCCTTTCACATGGTAAAAGATGCCCTTTTACAATGCAAAAGAGCCCCTTTCGTTTTACGAATGTGATTTTATTTTACATAAAGTCTATGTCAAGTTAAAAGTACGGGGAGTCAGAACAAGTTCTAACTCCCCGTGTAAACTTAAATATCGAGATATAAACTCCCTGTTATAAATTGATGTTTACGCCTGTAACAATCCATGCTCCAGGTTGTGGAACATTACCATAATCAACATAATGCTTGTTGAGAAGGTTGTTCGCTTCGACGTATGCAGACCATTTCTGTGCTGTCCAACTGAGTCGACTGTCTACGATACCATAGCTGGCATACTCATGTCGCTGATTGGA